GAGCTTGGTATTAAAAACTGGCTAAGCCAAAAACCCCGAGTAAGCCGCGTAAACCAGCGGCTAGAAGATCGGTTCGCCCTGCGCCCCGTAGAAGGACATCCTGCCTCAAGTCCCAACCACATTGTCCATGAATATATGAAAAATGGCATATTACAGTTGAGGAGGTAGTGCTATGAGTGACGCTATGGAACTAGAACGCCCCGTAGAAGCGCCAGCCGATGAGATGCTGGCTTCTTTCGTACCTAAGGAACTTATTCCTGAAATATGGCCGAAGGTGCGCCATTATATCACCGAAGTAGTAAAACACACTCATGGACGCTACACCACCGAAGACGTGCTAGATGCAGTGATGGATGGTAGTCATTTGTTTTGGATGGCGTTCAAGGGCCAAGACGTGTATGGTGTAATCATTACTACTTTCGCTCAGTATCCGAGGGCTAAATTTCTTTCTTGTCCCTTTGTTACTGGCAAAAACTTCTCCGAGTGGAAGGACCCGATGCTTAAGGTTCTCCGCAAATGGGCTGAAGACAACCAATGTGATGGTATAGAATCGACCGCTCGTTTGGGTTGGTCGCGTATTTTTAAAGACGACGGATATGAAGCGCAATGGCAGACATTCCAACTGCCGCTTTACGACCCGCGAGAGGGAAGTGAGTAATGGGTAAGTCCACACCGAAAACGCCAGATACGCAAACGATCAAACAGGAGAATATTCCTGATTGGCTCAAGCCGTCAGTCCTCGACGTTGTCGGTCGTGCGCGCAGTGTAGCTGACCAGCCGTATACCCCTTACCCCTACGAGCGTATTGCAGGGTTCACCCCGGCGCAGCAGCAAGTTCAGCAGAATATGCTAGGTATGCAAGCGCCCAACCAGTTTGCGTTTGGGTCTGGACTGGCGGCAGCCGCAGGCCAAGGGTCTTTACAAGGAGCAGACTACACCCCAGCGCGGTTTACTGCCCAACAGATCGGACCGCCTAATCTTCAACAATACGGCATGACAGGGCCGCAGCTTTTTGGCGTCGAGCAGGCGGGGCAATATATGTCTCCGTATATGCAGAATGTTATGGACGTGCAAAAGCGCGAAGCCGTACGAGATGCTCAGCGCGGACAACTAGTTCAGGACTTGGGCGCAGCCCGTCAGGGCACCTACGGCGGTAGCCGTCAGCTACTTGCTGGTCTTGAGCGCGAGCGTCAATTGGGGCAGCGTCTTGGAGATATTCAGGCTACCGGACAGCAGGCAGCGTACGAGAGTGCGCAAGCCCAGTTCGAGCGTGACCGCGCAGCCCAGATGCAGACTGCCCAACAAAACCTCGCTGCTCAACTCGGTGTACAGGAGCTAGGCACTCAGGCCGGTCTGCAAGCAATGCAGGGTAACCAGCAGGCGGCGCTAGAAGCGCAGCGCCTAGGAGAGCAATCTCGCCAGTTTGGTTCTAGTCAGGGTCTCGCTGGTCTTGCTCAGGCCGGGCAGATGGCGCAAACACTTGGCAACCTAGGCCAGTATCAGCAGCAGGCGGACATCCAGCGCCTGAATATGATGCAGCAGGCAGCGGGGCTACCGCAGGCTCTTGAACAACAGCGCCTCGACCAGTTCTATGCCGACTTCCTACGTCAGCGCGATTACCCGCAAGAGACTCTCGGCTTCTACAGCAACGTCATTCGTGGTCTTCCTGCCGGGTCGCAAACGTCAGCAATAACTTACAGACAACCGACAAACCCGCTCTCGTACCTCACCGGCGGCCTCGGCACCCTCGCTGCCGGGCAGATAATGGGATAATTAGCTATGGCTGAAACTGCTTTTGACCGTACCGAACGAGGACTGGGTTCCGCCGATCTAAGTATCCCTGATATCGTTGCCCGCACTAAGGGTAACCCGCAGGATATCATGAAGCTCGTCATGAACGGGCAGATCAATGTTACTCAGGGTCTTCTGGCTAAGCGCCTTTCAGATAGCGTAGTAGCTGAGCGCAACGCCATGGCGGCGCAGCAGCCGAGCGTGCTTCAGGAGGAGTTTCCCGAGATGGCGCAAGCCACCGGCGGTCTTGGCGCTATGCCACAAGCAGCATCTCCCATGCCTACACAAATGGGTCCACAGATGGGTCCACAGATGGGTGCCCCCGCTCCGCAGGGTATGCCTCCCGCACAAGGCGGTATTGGCGGCCTAGACTTTGCTCCGGCTCAGATGGCTTCAGGCGGTATTGTTGGGTACAATGTTGGCGGCACCACTGCTGCTCCGCAGACAATTATGGGCATACCTCCCGAGCTACTTGCGCAGATCAATCCTGCGCTTGATTTAGATGCGGCTGGGGCGCAGCTACAGGGCGTATTGCCTACCGAATCTGAAGCTAGAGAAAAACTTAAAGCACGGTTAGGAGCCGGGTTTGATCCTGAAAAGGAGCGTAAGCGCGCAGAACTAGCGGGCCTGTTTGCAGGTCTTGGGTCGATACAGCCGGGTATGTCACCCATGGAGGCTCTCGTTAGTGGGTTCGTAGGCGGCGGCAAGCAGATACAAGAGTCGAAAAAAGAGATGGAAGCTAAGGAGATGGAACTCCTCAAGACTTCCGCTGAACTCGAAGAGGCGAGCAACCGGACGGCTCGTGAAGTCTATGGCCTACAACTACAACTCGCGGAAGCCAAGCGTCGGGGAGCTAGCGAGGCGGCTCAGGCCGAAATCGAAGTGCGTCTGGCGGAGGCTAACCAGAAGTTCGAAAGAGAGCAGGGCGAGTTGAATCGGCTTGCTGGACTACAAGAAGCACGAATTGCGGCAGCTAGTAGAGGTAGTGGTGGAGATAAAGGGCTGTCGGCAGGGGAACGGACAGCATTAACCGAGCAAATTACAGACTTAAATAGGCAAATAGTTGATGCGCAATTCAAGATTGATAACGAGAAGGATAAGTGGAGTTGGCGTCAAGACGAAGACAAAATTACTAACCAGCAAAACATCATAGACACTGCTAAGGCTAAGATAACCCAAATAGAATCACAGCTATATGGGGGCGGTAGCGGAGCCACTGGTACCCGAACGGTAGACTTTGCCGCCTTTATGAAGCAATTCGGCCCCCAAAAACAGAGGTAGTCTGATGCCTATAAATATTAGGATGCCGGACGGTACGATTGTTACTAACGTACCAGATGATGTTACTCCCGAACAACTGCGCATGCTAGGCGAGGCTTATGGGGCTACAGCCCCTACACCTGCATCCACTGCACCTAGCGTTACCCCCTCAGAAATAAATACAGAGCGCGCCGCCATCGAAAGTGGCAGAGCGAAATACACGCAACAGATAGCGGAGGCCGAGGCGGCTAGGGCTGCGGCAGAGGAGGAAGCTGCTAGTCGTTTAGGTCCGCGCTTTGAAGGGTTTTTCGGTAACGTCAGTCAGTATCAGGGTGTAACGGCGCAGTACGATACTAAAATAGACCGAGCCAGACGAGAGCTTGAGGACCTACAAAAGCGCGAGCAGTTCCTAGCCGAGAAGGGCCGCCCAGCTGCTCAGCTATCTGCCCTAGAGACAGCAGGTGTTCCATTAGCTGGCATTCCTCGGGGAGCTATTCGCGGGGTTGCAGACCTAGGTGCTACGGCGGGTATTTTTGGAGAAGGTGGCGAAAGGTTTGGCCGCGCTATAGAGGCTGGCGGTGAATCTTTAATTAGCGCTTTGGGCTTAGAACAATCAGAACGAACTAAAGAAGCGCTTCAATTCGATTCGACTGCTAGGGGGCTTTCTACCTTCGGCGAAGGTCTTGGTAGCGTGGTACCCTTCCTAACCACGTCTATTGCTGGCGCTTCACTTAAGGCCATAGCCACCGCTAATAAACTAGATAAAACCGCGAAAGCTATTGGCGTAGGTACTACGGTTACCCAAGCTGCTCTAGGTTCGGGTATGGGTGCTTCTGAAGCCCGCGACCGCATGGACGCTTTTGAAAAAGAAACAGGTGAGAAGTTAAGCCCTGTCCTCCGTAGACTTATAACGGCAGGGGGTGGTGCCATCGGTCTGCTCGAAACAGTGACCATAAACACGCTTTTAAATAAAGCTCCGGGGCCAGTGAAGGCGGCCATACAGAGACGCTTAGACGATGTCATAAAAAGCGCGGCAAACCAAAGCGCGCTAGCAGCGGGCGTAAGGCAGGTTACAAAAGAAGCGGTAGACCAGATCGAATCTAAGGCGATAGGTCGGATGTTTACGCGCGGTTTTGTACCGGAAGCAGTACAAGAGAGTGCATCTCAGCTGCTACAAAACAGCTTGCAGCGCGGTGCATACGACGAGCGCCAGCAATTCTTTGAGGGGGTAGGCGAAAGTGCTTTGCTTGGCGGCCTTGTAGGTAAGACCGTAAGAGGAGGTGCGGAAGCTTTCGGTGCCGCAACACGAAAACTAAATAGCATTAACACTGCCGTTGGCGAGGAACTGGAAGCTGCCCGCGACGAGTCAGAAGCCCCCGTTACCTTTAACCTAAGAGTCCGGGACCTGAAGGACCCATCGCGGCAAGTAATCGAGCAGGTTGAAGTCTTGAATATGGACGGGGATATGGTTTTGTATCGCCGTGCCGATGGGCGTCTTGGTAGAATGAGCCTTGACGAAATAGATTCTCGCATTGTGCCAGAGTCCGGGTACCGTGCGTTCGCTACCCCAGAAGATTTTTCTGTAGATGTTCTACGTACGCGCTTGGACGCTGCGGCTTCAAATGTAGAGGGCGCTGATGCCGGAGCCTTGGATAGATATATTACCGGTGTAACCCGTAAAGTAGCTAACGCTATAGCCTTTGGTAACCCGCAGGAGGCTTTAAACTACATATCTACTTTGGAGTCTCGCTTTGCTGGCACAAGAGGTAAAAAAGCCAAAACTACTGCGTCCCCCGGCGATAAAGCCATGCAAGCAGTGCTTGAAGAAGCCCGTAATGCAATAACTGACTACCAAGTAGCTTATGGTAAATCTCAAGCGCAGCCGGGGGTAGAGGTAGGCACAGTCACCCCCACGGAAGAAAGTGCGCAGCTTGCGCGGGAAGCAAGCAAGGCAGCGCTAGAGGAGTCTTTGCGCCTCAAAGCCGAGGAACGTGCTGAACGAAAGGCGCTGTTGGATGAGGCTAGAACCCAGCCGTATAACCCCGATAATCCGTATGGTATATTTTCTTGGTTTGACACTAAGCTGCGAGATAGCGGGTATGGCGGTATAACAACGGAAGAGGCGTTAGCACTTCGAGATATACTGCGCTTCGAGTCCCAGCTAGAGACCGCTGACTTATCTACTGAGGCGCGGCGTCAGCGCGATGTCGCCCTTGAGCGATTCGCTATTATCGAATCTATCCTTGTATCTAACGAGCTACCCAACAACCAGAAGGCAGCTGCAATCGACGCTGCACTAAGCCAAGAGGGCAGACCTAGTTTAACCGAAGAAGAAGCCCGCATGGTGTACGGGCAGCTCGTAGCGGAAGAAGTCTTCGGCGCTGAAGGGCGTATGAGTAAGCAGCGTCAGGCTATACTCAACTCTGTTATGCTTGACGACACCGTACCCATGTCTGATAAAGTACGAGAGTTTAACGCTAGGCTTGAGGCAATCCCTGAACTAGCGGGTATCGCGCCCACAAACGAGGAGTTAGCTGCGCTTAGTGGGGTAGCAGAACTTGAAGCTCGAATCCCTGAGCGTCAAGAACGCACGCAAGCAGAGAGGGAACAGGATGCAGATGCCGCTACTACCCCTGACGCTGGGACACCTAACATCGGAAGAGTGGAGCCTAGCGTTCCAGCATCTAGTGGAAGACCTGCCGTCCAATCGCAAACTAACGAACAACTTGAACTGCCTTTCGGAGGGGGAGTGGGTGCTAGTAGCCCTGACGTTAGCGACAATACTGGAGGAGTCACAGCACCTCAGCCTGCACTGACTGAAGAAGCTGCGCCTGAGGTTCAGGAAGAAACTGCCCCGAAAAAACTGTCGGTTAAGTCCATTGAAGGCAAACCAGCCATTAAACAGCGTCGTACTGCGGACGAGGGTACCTACTATGAAGTAGAGCTTAGTGATGGCAGGGTCGCTAGAATTTACCGGGATACCGACCAGTTCGGTCCCAGTAACCCCGTGTGGTACATTGAGCCTGCGTCCGTAGGTGTAAACAGGACTGATCTAGCAGCTATGGGTATGCCCGATATGTTGGGCACAAATAAAGAAGAAGCCCTCGAAGCGCTGCCGGGATGGGTTGAGCGTAACGCACCTCCGACACCTGAGGTTCAAGAAGAAGCTGCGCCCGAAGAAGCTGCGCCTGTAGAAGTTGAGCGTAACGCACCGGCTAAACGGCGTGCTCCTCCGACACCTGAGGTTCAAGAAGAAGCTGCGCCCGAAGAAGCTGCGCCCGAAGAAGTACCTCAGGCTCCCGAGGTTCAGGAAGAAGCTGTACACAGCAAGCTAAACGAAAACGAAAAACAGCGGCTAGCCAAACACTACGGACGTAAGACTTACGACGAAGTAGCAAAGCGCCAGTTTATACAGGACTTTTCCAATGCCGTAACTAACGGCATAAATTCTGTAGCTAAAGCTATCCGGGGAATCATACGGCGTATACAAAAATCCGTGCTGGCAGGTGCTGTCGTACTTTCACCTGCGGCGCTAACTGTAGACACGCCCGCTAATTTTGCAGTAAATTTAGAAGCGGCGCAGCCATCGGCAGAGTTTGCGGTAACTAACCAAAAGTTCATCCCTGCCGAAATTCTAGCTGTAATGTCTCCTGCTGCGCAAGCTACATACGAGGCGCTGGCACCTGCGGCAGTAGCGTCTAACCGCTCGTTCATGATTGCCGATAAACCTAACGGCAGACTGCTAATCTTCGGCAAGGATGGAGTTTTCCAACAGGACACCATAGCCATATATGGAAGAGACGCTGGTGATACGCTTTCAGCGGAGCGTTTGGATGCACGTGGCTACGAAGATTTAGGTCGGGGGGAGCGAGTAACTCCGTCGGGCGTGTTTACATTCCGCGTAGTAGATAACCCCGATTACCCCGGACAAAAAGTTCTCGCGCTAAAGTCTCCCGGAAAGATTAGAAGGGTTGGTATTGGCGAGCGACGCGGCACTGGTGTTTTTGTAGGTCTTCACGGCAATACAGTTACTAGCGCGCAGAGAGCAGCGGCGCTTAAGTCGGGGGATGCCGCACAGAGTAAGCAAAGTATGGGCTGTATTGTCACTAGCCCGGAATTTTTTACCGAGAACATTGCGCCCAATATAGACGAGTTTGCCAATGCGGTAGTCGCGATTGTACCCGACGAGCAGACTAATCTAGATGCCGTCCTTGCAGAATCTACTGCCCTCACTCCTCTGCCGCAGCTTGTTGCTTCGCGCTTGGCATCGACCATGGCGTCACTGACTGCTCCTGAAACAGCGGTAACCGAAGAAGCCGCGCCTGAAGTAGCGGTAACCGAAGAAGCTGCTCCTGAAACAGCGGTAACCGAAGAAGCTGCTCCTGCATTAGCTTTAGGGGCTATGGGAGCAATGGGTGTAGGGCAACCGGGGCAACGTGGGGCACCTCGTCAAGTGGGCAGAAGAGAAGAGGATATGCCCGCCGAGCCGTCACTAGAATCCCGTATGCCCGATAACCCCAATGTATCGAAGCCGCAAATGGTCGGGGCAATCGCCGATATAATTAACTGGTCCACGAGCAAGAAGTCCAAAATTACCAGAAAATTAAATTATAAATACCAAGATGCGGTAGATTATGCGCAGGCGCTAGCCAGATCGTACGGAGTATCCATTGAGTCTCTGCCATCTAATATGTCGCTGGACCGCAAATTTGAACTTTTTGAGTCGCGCAAGACTGGCAATCAGATGGAGCTTCAGCGAAGATTCCTACGCCCAATTATTGACCTGATGAAAGAGTTGGATGTAAATCCAGACGATGTAGGGCTGTTTTTATGGGCTAGGTCGGCGAAAGACCGCAACGCTTTGGTAGCTATCCGCAACGCTACGATGCCGGACGGCGGTTCGGGCCTTACTAATGCTGAAGCGGAAGTGGTAATGCAATTCTTGGCGGAGTCTCAAAATGGCGAGCTAATGCCTAAGCTGCAAAAGATAGCTAAGCTTCACGACAAACTAGTCCGCCACATGCTGAAGTTACGCGTAGATTCTGGACTACTGACTCAGCAGCAAGCCGATGCCGCACTGGAACAACAACCGTTTTATACTCCTCTCAAAGGGTACGCGACAGATGGCGATATGCAACTTCTCGGCGAATCGGAGTTGGACGGTTTCGGTAGGTATAAAGAAGACGTAGAGCGGAACGGCGATAAAAAACTCAAGGCGGCAATGCGTCAGCTAGGTACTAGAAAGTCCGAGTTCTTTCAGGTTGAAGGTCGTACCACGATACCCCTAAACCCAATTTTCAACCTGTTTGCAGATGCCCAGCAGGTGGTGATGTATGCAGAAAAGAATAGGGTAGGGCAGACTTTTCTGGACAATATTTTAGATGACCCCGAGGGCCACGCGAACATAGCGCGGGTATATACGGACCTTGATTCGCGGACCATGATTAAGCCGTCCAAAGACCTTGCGTATCCTGATGGTACGCCAGTAAATGCTAATATCCAGCGCGAAGTGCAGCAGGGCAATGTGTTAGTAGTAAAGAAAGACGGGACTCCATATTACATTGAGTTTGCGCCCACAGACGCTGGGGATGCGATGAAGCGGGTCTTTAGTAACATGACCCCCGCGCAAGCCAGCAAGTGGTTTCAATTTGTTCAGAATAGAGCCAACGGACTTAAGTCAATGTTGACGAGGTATAGCCCTATATACCTCTACGGTACGGCGTACTTTCGTGATACGCAGGATGCAATTAAGACTGCATATGTGGCTCAAAACATGGAAGGCGGTCCCGCTAAAGGCACGAAGATTGCTGAAGATATGCTCAAGTACTTAAGTCCCCAGCTAGGGAAACGGCGTGTCCCGTTTACAGAAAAATACGTCCAGAGTCCGGCTGTCTCTCCTCTTACAGGTGCAATTAAAAACTTTATCACGGGTCGCCCGCCGCAGACGCCGGACGAGGCGCGGTTTATGACTGCTCTGCAAGAGATGATAGAGGAGGGCGGTGCCGTTGGGCACGCGATGGTTGCTTCTGCGGAAACGATAGCGCAAGAAGCTAAAGCTGAACTGGAAACCTACGCAAACATGCGTAAAGGCGGGGCTAGGAAGCTAGGCGCTGGGGTTAATAACCTACGCAAAGGTACGGCCAAGGCGCTAGACGCCACCGCCCAAACTATCGACCTTAATGCGCGACTAGCTACGTACCTAGCAGCTATAGAAAATAACCTTAGTAAGGAAGACGCCGCACGGTTAGCGTTGGATTCGTCGCTTAACCTGACCCGCCGGGGCGAATGGGCTCCCATACTAGATACGCTTTTGTTTTTTTACAGCCCGACCGTCGAAAGCGCCCGTAAATTAGTCCGCATGGGTACAAAGGGCGGCGCTAAATACCTGAGACGTATATTCTATCTGGGCGTACTTAGCGCTATGTGGAATAGTCTGTTTGGAGATAACGACGACGACGGCGATGGGCGGACCAATTACCAACAGGTCCCGTCATATATTAAACAGACGCGACTAGTCATGTTCTATGGCACCGGCGCTAATGACTACGTTGCCATACCTATGGGGTTCTTGTTAGCCCTACCCAAATACTTAGGTGAAGTGACAACCGAAACTGCTCTGGGCGTAATTAAAAGCCCGGAAGAAGCAGGGGTCTTAATCACGGATGCTTTAGGCAAGGTGGTCGCAGGGGCTTTAAACGCGGCAAGCCCAATACGGGGCGAGGTAGAGGACGTACCTAGCGCCGCACAATCGCTTATGCCAAGCATGGCCAAACCCCTTACCGATGTTTTTATCTTTAACCGCAACTACTTCAACTCCCCTATATACCGGTCACAATCCGAATTTGATAACCGCATTAGGTCTGCGCTAGGCAAGCCGGGAACCCCCGAAGCGTATAAAAAATTCGCATCATTTATGAATGAGGCTTCTTTCGGCAGCAAGTATACTTCGGGGTATCTCGATGCGCAGCCGGAAATATGGAGATATGTTTTTACCCAATACACCGGCGGCTTGGGCCGTATTGCCGACCAAACCCTAGCCAAAGGTATAGACCCGGAAAAACCCCTGCACCAGCAGATACCTGTGCTTAACTCGTTTGTGGGTAAGGGTTCTGAGTACGGCCCAATGAACGACTATTATAAGTTGACTGGTAAGGGCACTCCGATTGAAGGCAAACCAGCCATGGAGATTGTATATAAAAACTACAGGGGCGAAAACTCTACTGTCGAGACTGCGCTAGATATACTCAACGCCCACTATGCAGATGCGCCGCACCTGTTTGATAAGACGTTGTTAGATGCCTATAAACTCACTGAGGACCGGCTAGACGATATCTATAAGGAGCGCAAAGAGATGCTCGAGCGTAATAGCGATCCCGATGTTAAGCGTAGAATCCGTAATAGGTATATGGAAGAAGCCTCCCGGGAGCAGGCTCGATTCAACCGGCTATACCGTGCAATAGAGAAAGAGTATCGATAAAAAACCCCCCGCCAGCTTCCAATTAGACGGGGGGTAAAGGATAAATGCAAGTGGAAGGAGCAAACTTCCGTAGTCTTGGTATCATATACGCCAGACTCGTAAAGCCCTAACCCCGTCTTTAATCACCACTTTAGTGTGGATATTCATGCCTAACCTATCCGTCACTAGCTGCACTTCACGTCTGGCTTGTTCTGGGTCTACGCATGGGATATCAAAACTGGAGTTTTTTACGAACTCTCTCCAGTCTATATCAAAACTAACTCCCGACACTTTCACCGGCAGACTCCGTCTTTGCCTCTAGCCCCGCGAACTCTTCCAAGTCCGTAAAGTCAGAATGACCTCCGTCGAATATGAGTGCCTGCACGGGTAGAGAGTTTACCCTAGTGCCCTTGTTCATGCGTTTCGCGTCGCTCCCTAGATACAAACCCCGTTTCTCTAGTTTTGCCAAGGTGGCTGTAGCGTTAATTTGCGAAGCGGTGCAGTCCTTCCTAAATGCGCCCGCTACGATGTATAGCCTTTTAGTGTCGGGTTCGTACCGAATCTTGGTATCAAACCTAGGCTCCAGCAAGGGCGCTTCTTTTAGGTTCGACCTACGATCCGCCCCGTCGTTTACGATTAGCAGATGTTGGGAGTGGCGGTTAATAAAGTCCCCCAAAACATTCAGGTCGTTGTCGAGCGGGGTGGATGTCTGACTCCGTACATTGTTAATCATAGGGCGCATCCACCGGTTTATCCGCCCAATATCCCAACTGCACAACTCTAGGCGTCTCATGAGCAGCATAGCCGTAGATACAGAAGTACATAGTCCGGACCAGAAACGCTCTTTTGGCGTAAGTTTTAGTTCGGCATCCACAATACCTTGGGTTGACTTAAATAGGTCTTTTACCTCTTCGTAATTAGCCACTACGTACTCTATATAAGCCGGTCCCGCATGCCCGTAGTTTTCGCGTAGTTGGTGGTCGAACATACTTTTTGCGTAGGATACGTCGAGTGCGCCGGGACCCTCAACATCTTTAATCTCTAGCTCAATTATACGCGCAAGCTCACCGGCAGGGCTATCCTTTAGCGATTTAAGTTTCTGATAGAATGAGGAGTTCGAGGAGCAGAGTGCGACGGTACGCCATTTAGCTAGATTTTTACGTAGCTCGTTGGACGCCCCCTTCATACGGTCTTTGCCCTCACCTTGCGTAATTAGGTACGCCAAACGAGAGAGTTCCATTTCGGGCGTGTTAGTCATCTCATCAAACGTGGACGGAATAGAATTGTATACCCCGATCTTGTGGACCTTGGAGTTAAACGTATCGTCCGCTTTAGCGCACAGGTATTCTGGGTGACCCCATACGCTGTTACACATATGTAGGATTGTCGTCTTGCCTGTACCTGTTTCGGGACTCATGAGGCTAACCAATGCTCCGCGATGCCCAGACATGTGGAACAGCGGAGACGCAAATGCCATAGCGGCGGCAAATGCGTGGGCTTCAAATCCCGGTCGCCCATAGATATCGAACACCTCTTTCCACTTATCAAAAGAACCGGCAGACGTAAAATTATCCGTCAGTTCTTCTGTCAGCGACGATGGGGGACTATAGAATACCCCTTGCGCCGTAATTTCTCTATTTCCAACCACGAACTTGCTGTAGTTGTCGGTCCATCCGTATTGCGTTCGCATATGTTCTACCTTTTTCTTGCGTCTTAAATCCTCAAATGACAGCGACATGTACTGAGTCAGTAAATCGGTCTTCTTAGGTCCGTACATGCTCACTCCCTCTCTAGCTAAGGCTTTGAGCATCTCCTTACGATCCGCCATCATTGCTTCGTTAGTAATAACGAACTCTTTCACCCCATCCATGGGTGTATGTAGTTTAACTAGCGCCACTTCCCCCTTCGTAGGGTCGCGCATCCTGCGGGCTATATATAGGTCATCTCCGTACACCAGCTTAGGTGTTTGGTCCTCCGCGTCTTTGTCCGCCATCTTGTATATACCCCCGTGCTTTCCGCGCACGAAAGGGAAAGGGTATTCGGGTATTGTATGGACTATTGGGGCCTGTGTAGTGCTATCGTCTACCTCTTCTACTACTACGTTGTCTTCTTCCGTAGCTGTTACTAACTGCTTACCCAGCGATATAGGCGAGCCTATCTTCCCTCTATGGGGGCATCCGTCGCACCCTCCGGGGTTTTGCGCCTCAAAAGTCTCGCATCTATGGGGTCCTGCTATGTGGGTTAGCTTCTGCTCCGTCTTATCAGGGTCGTAATCTGGATGGTCGGCTGATAGCAGGTGGATTGCTTTGTCCCTATCCTTGCAAAACTTGGCTATTGATAAGGCACTAAACCACCTAGGTTCTGCCAGAGAGGCGCGATTGATGAAGCAGTCGTTAAGTTGGGCGCAACCATTCTCGCCTCGTTTCATTATAGCTGAAAAGCTTGCCTCTAAGTTATCCTGTAGTTGCTGTGCCAGCGGGCTAAGCTCAGCTCTAGGTAAATTTTCAATGAGAGATTCTTTAACCCCGAGTAACTCCTTAAGCTCAGCAAAATCAGTCGCACCTCCTACTTGCATAACAGCTACAGGTGCAGGCTCTTCGCCTTTATAGTTGCTCGTGCCGGGCACACGTAAGACTCGTGCGGGTTCAAAGCATGCAGGGTCAGCGTACAGGTCGTGTATTTCACATAGCTCTCGCAAACGGTTAGCGACAACCTGCCACTCCGCTGGAGATACCTCCTGTTCAAGCGGCCAGTATACGTGCAGTCCGCGCCCAGAGTTTACGATGATCGGCTTTGCTAGCCCTACTATACTTACAAACTGTTTTAGGGCTACGAGCGCTTTTGCTTGAGAAGCGTACCCGTCAGGGCGACCCGTCTTAGGGTTCTTTTTGGCTTTGTCGGGGCCGCAATCTATGTCTACCCATATAGCCTTAAGCGCACGAACATTAGACTTCTTCCTGCTCTCCCCATCAGTAAACTTAGCCACCCCAAAAAATACGTTTTGTTTTTCGCTAACCAGCTTGGCTATTGTTTTATCGGCTTCCTCCCTAGTCTCTACGAGAAACTGACGTACCCCCGTATCCCCTATGCCGACTAGAGCAAACCAACCTTCCTCGGGCTGCACTGCCCGTAATAAGTCAAAATTAGACATACTGCTCCTTTATACGCGCCCGTGCGCCGTATCTTATCGCCCAGATTCGTGCTCACTCATATACTCGTGTAAGAGCGGCTGGAGTTTAGTCTGCGGGACCGTAGCCCCGCAGAACCAATTATATATTGTAGCCCGGGTGACTCCAAACTCTCTGGCTACTTCCGCAACGGGTATGCCCCTGTCGATGCAATATCTGCCTAAGGCCACCCCCGGCGAAGAGAGTTTAGCATCCGCGTTTAGATTGCGGATATGTAGCGAGTATCCTACCGTCATCAGTCATCCTCATCAGCCCAAGCGTCAAGGATATCCTGCAAGTCTGCCTTTGGCTCGACCTTCGCCTTAGCGGTCTTACGTTTCTTAGGGGCGGCTTCTTTAGTTACTTCTTCGAACTCCGCCTCTTGGACCTCGTCACCCCAATCTTCAGTTTTGTTCCTGTTTGGGGGCCGGAGTTTCTTCCGCCTTAGGTGCACTTACCGCTTTTACACCATCGGTTTGCGCGACTGTAAGTTGCGTTGCTCGCTGGCAAGCGGGATCAGCTTGAGCGGCTTTAACATCTTCTAACTCTTCCGTGGTTATAGGCCGAACGGGGCTAAACTTAAGTTTCATTGTGTCGGCTTCTAGGTCATAGGCGACCTTAGTAACTACGTAGTCAATAGATGTGTTATTCGCGAGCAGGAACTTAACATAGCTCTCAAAGGGGTGCACATTGTGAGAACCCTCGCCGTATAGCGAAGTAGCGGGAATGTTAAACTGATATATCTCTGGGCCACGGCCCGGCAGAATCAACGCTACGCGTCGCTGATATTTACACGCGCGCCCTTTGCCGCCCGCCCCAGAACCTACAATATTTTGAGGGCATGTCGCGCAGTTTGCGGACTGCTTGTTAGGCGCATTGCTCTCCGGCTTGTCGCCCAAGTTAGCCCAGCAGTCAGGCAGCGTGGCTTTTGCGTCTGGGTTGTACGCCGAAGCATAATACTGCCTAGATACTTTCGGCAGCATGCCCACAATGATGGCGGAGAACTCGCCTCTGATAGCATTACCAATCTGCTGACCGTTAACAATTCTGCGGAACGTCCCATTTGTATTTGTCTGGATACGGCGGTTTGTGCCTCCAGAAGGCTGGGCCACAGCTTTCGCCAGTTCCGACAGCCCTTGGTTTGGGAGTACGTAGTCATCAGACAATTCGCCGGACTCAAAAATAGTAATGTTGCTCATAATTACCTCACTTGTTTGCAGGTTTGCGTACAGAAATAGCGTATCGAGTGTCCGTGTTAAGTCCAATCGGCGCTAAATCAGGGTTTTCTTCTAAGAACTGCTTCATATTACCGCTATGTATACGTTGTTCTAGTAGGTAGGGGGCGTCATGTTCCCTGATAAACTCATACATTGACTCCCAATCACCCGCCCAAAACCTAGTTATCACACGTCGAGTAACGGTACCCGAAGCGGTGCGTAAGCTTTCGACTTCTTGTTCGTTAAATATATCCAGTAGTTTGGCGCTTAGTGCATCAAGCTGAGTGTTTAGCTCTGCCACCTCCTCCTTATGCGCCGCCTCTTTTTCATACTTGGCCTCCCGTATCTTGCGATACGCAGCGACCATAGCATCTACGCTCGGTTTATCTGACATATTGGCTCCTCTTAGATAGCTTTTGATAGGTAGCCCCTACCTTATACACTGTCAAGCGTTTTATTTACCTATTTCCTCTTTGTACAAGTCGATAAGCTTCTGATGGTGAGATATGTTGCTGCGCAACATACCATAAAGGCGCTCCTCTACGGGGCTGCCCTTGACATGGATCACGGTCATGGGGTGCTTCTGTCCCGGCCTGTCGATACGGGCATTGGCCTGTAGGTATGTCTCAACCGAAGTTACTGGGGCATACCAAATGATTGTGTCCGCTGCCGTAAGAGTAAGTCCATGCGATGCTGCTTGCGGCTGGATAATAAGCACTCGTGGGTCTTTGTTCTTTTGGAAGCGGTCTACCAACTCCGTTCTCCTGCTTAGCGGGACTTTCCCGTTAATCACCCCACAATCTATACCTGCTTTCGTAAGCGCGACATCTAAAAGTCCTATAGTGTGTGTAAAAGGGACGAAGAGTAGTACTTTGTTTTTAGTTTCGTTGATGGCTTCGAGCACGACTTTAATTCGACTGGCTACGTCAAACTCTATGACTTCCTTGTCATCTGAGTAAACAGCGCCCCCGCTTATCTGTAGTAGCTTGTTTAGGTTAGTGGCAGCGTTGACCGCAGTTATACGTTCTCCGTCGGCCTCAAAAGTCATTTCCTGCTTTAGCTTTTTATAGTAGCTCTGCTGCTGCGGAGATAATGGCGCTTCGCGTTCGGTATATGTAACGTCTGGTAGGTCAAGACAGTCGGCTTTTTCAAATCGTATTGCGGGTTGTAGTACCTTATGTACGTATGAGGTAGCGTTCGGCTTGGGCACCCATTTAAACTGAGTGACTTTATACAAGACGTTTGACCGAAACTCGGAAAAACTCTTTGGGCAGCCTCGCGGATTGACCATTTTAGCTAGTCCGTACGCATCCACCGGACTCTGCGCGGCTGGAGTGCCTGTGAGCATCCATAGCCTTGGGTTCGTGTCTCTTAATATACGGGCAAGTACTTTCCACCGATTGGTCTGCGCATTTTTGTATGCGTTGGCTTCGTCTACGACGATAAGGTCAAAGCCCCCGTCTATTATGTCTTCGTTTACGACAGACAGGCCATCGAAGTTTACTATGACAAACTCGGCGTTTGCGGCCAGTATCTTTTTCCTCTGTGCGGCAGTTCCGTGGGCTACACTGCATGTTCGGTGCATAGCAAAAGTAAATAAGTCTTGTTGCCACGCAGACTTCATGATCGACAGGGGGCACAGTACGAGTACGCGCTTAACCTTACCTAGTTTCATGAGGTAGTCTGCGGCCCAGATAACGCTGGCTGTCTTGCCCGTGCCCTGTTCGTTAAAACAAAAAGCCTTTTTGTTCGCGGCTAGAAAAGAAGCGGTGGTCTTTTGGTGTTCAAAGGGGGTAAATTTGCCAGTCCATTCATAGTCCCGGTTTATGGGGGATGGCACCCCAAAACTAGGGTCTAGTTCAGATAGCGTTTCTATTTCGCTCTGCCCCCAGTGTACGGCTACCTTGGCTTCACCCTCATGTGTCTCCAGCAGGGCGCTTTTAGGGATGTTCGTAGTTATAAGGTCAGGGTTTCTGGTAGACAGTATCACTGCCTTGTCGTCTATTATGCGCACTGTTTGCTCCCTTGTGCGTTACTTCCGTTTGCGGCGCTCCCGCTTGCTTGTCTCTGATACTAGGTTGCTCTTGCTGTCCCTACGGAACGAGCGGTTCTTACTCTTTGACTCTACCTTCAGCCCGTGGCCGTTGGTGCCGCCCTTATCCATTGCTTTCTTATGAGCAACGTCCTTACCGTCGCCCTTCCGTACCTTGCCAGCT